ATGTCAGTGACCTCGAGGTCGATCCTCTTCTGATAGACGATAGCGCCGCCCGTGGCGGCCTTCATCACCACATCGACGTAGCGGCCAGTCAGCTCAAAGAGCGCCAGGCTGTCGGTGAATCCTGTGCGCAGCGTGTAATTCAGCGGCGACGGCCCGGCAGCGAGCGTCCCTACCACGTTATCGAAGGGCGCCCATTTCTTCGTCGGGCCCACAGCAAGCCAGACTGCCGGGCTGGTCGTGTCGAGCTCTGGGGCGACTGTTCCCGCCCCCGCGACCAGCCTTTCAAACACCTTATGCACACCGGTTCGAATCACTCTCGCGCCGAGCGCATAGGTCGTTCCAGATACCCAGGCCGGATAGTCGTTCTCCGGCACTGTCGAACTGACCACCATCGAATCCATGATGAGGTGCGGCTTGATAATCTTCATGTGAGTTCCTTGGTGAGCATGGCGTTGCCGCCGTCAGTTACCCGGTCAAGCAACTTCACGATTTTTCCGCCGTTGAGCGCGCCGGCCTTGGTCTCAGCCTGGATCATGTCGAGTCGCTCACCGAGGGCGCGAATCTCAACTACCAGCCCAGCGTTAGAGCCGCCGCCGCTGAGCATCGATGCAGTCTGATTGGCGTTATAGATCCGGTTCGGCGCTGTCACCGCAAGCTGCGGACCCACTTCCCCGATACCGCCGCCGTTGGCAAACGCCGGCAACTGCCCGGCGTTCATCTGATCGAGCAACCCGGTGCCGAACATGCGCACCGCGTCAGCGCTCATCACGTACTCACCGTTGGAGAGTCGCGCAAAAATGCTGTCGCTGGTTCCGGTGCCGGGACCGCTAATCAATCCGCCAGTGGCGTACCCAGGCATGATCGTTTCCCCGTTCAGGCGCCCGCCGGTGGCAATCGTCTGAGCAAGGTTTTCGTAAGTCACAGAGCCATTAGCCAAAGCAGCCGTCCAGGTGGCCAGTCCGTTACCATCGAGCCCGCGCCCCAGCACCGCCCGGTAAACCGATTCCAACAGCGCGACGTTGTTATCAGTGGTGTTTTGCTTGGCGGCGCCGGCGGCTTGCCCGGCAAGCGCCGCCACCACCGCCGCATTCATTTGCTGCATTGCCGCCGCCACTGATAGCACCGAGTTGTCGATGCCGTTGAGCGCATCCAGCTGCGTCTGGGCGAACGCCAGCTGACTATCAAACGCAGTCATCTGAGCGTCATAAGCCGCCTTGGACAGCTCGATTTGTGTCTCAAGCCCTTCCAGCGACTTCTCGGCGGTGGTGAGCTGCTTCCCGTTAATGCCATTCAGCTCGGCTACCACGTTGGCCGTGCGACCCTGGTCTCGGTTGAAATCCTCCAGCGAGCTGTACAGGTCGGTGGTGTTGCTGCCGACCGTATCGAGCGCGTCGCTCAAGCCGGTGACACCCGACAGCGAGCCACCCGCCTTCGCCGTAGCCAATGCTGATTGCAACGTGGCTTGGGCCTGGGCCCGCAGCATCTTCACGGCGTCATCCGAGTCGCCGCGCAGTGCCTTGAGTGCCGCGCTCAGATCGTTGCCCACTGCCGTCAGGCCGCTGACGTTTTCGGTTGCCGTGCTGACCATGTCGTTGAGCGTCGTGGTCTTGGCGTTGTAAGCGTCAGTCGCGGCCTTCTGCTGGGCAGAGATGGCACGCTGCACTGCGCTCATGGCGCTAGAGACGGAGCCCATCAGCGCTTCTTTCAGCGCGTCAGCGAGCTCCTTTGCCGCGGCGGTCGCGGCAGCTACAGCCTCGGCCGCAGCAGCAGCTGAAGCCGCGGTCGCCGCAGCCGCCGCATCTGCGCGCTGCTCGAGGATCGAATACGCCTGCGCTGCATTGCCGGCCAGGCCGGTAAGCGTCATGAACATCGATTGACCGGAGGCGGTCGTCATGTCCAAGGCTTCGACCATGCCCCGGTACGCATCCCGCGTGCCGGGCAGGGCCACGCCCATCGCGGCAAACTGCTTAGTGATCGCCGACAGGGCGTCGTCAGCCTTCTCCGACTCGCTGAAGAAGTTGTCGTAGTAAGTGTTGGTCGCCGTCTGGAACGCCTCCATCCCGCCAGCGGCCGCAATCAGCGAGTTCGCCAGCTCCATGCTGTGCGGACTGAGACCCAGAACCGCAATGTTCAGCGTGTCCAGCGTGCCGTTGAAGGTCTCGAAGCTGGCAATGCGCTGCGCCAGCTCCGCGAAGGAGTAGCCGAACCCCCCGGTACCGCCGTCGAGGAAGCCGACCATCTGATCCGATGCAGAACTGAACCAGTCGCTGACGAGTTTTTGAACTTCCTCGCCGGTCTTGCCCTTGGTCGACAGCTTGCTTTTGGCGATGTTCAGACCGTCAAACGTACCCTCGTTTGCAGAAATGCCGATCCTTGACACCAGAGCGATAACGCCTTGCTCGGTGGCATCGTAGACAGCAGACAGGGACTCAGCAGTCTGCGCGTCCAGTGCGCTATACCGGGTGCGTTTCTTGCTGCTTGAGAACAGTCCGCCTTTTTTCTTCTGGTCGATGAACTGCTGAGCCTCAAGCTGGCCGTCCTCTACGCCCAGGGTGATACCCGAATTCTTGGTCTGCCATGAGCCGCCGAACAGCTTTTCACCCACATACTTGGTGACGGCCTGGTGCAGGGTCGAGCCGCTGAGAATGGCCGCCCATTTTCCGCCCACCACCTTGCTCAGCACCTTGTCCTGCGCTTCGAAGAAGCCCGACATCGCCGCGCCTGGTGCCATGGCGACCTTGCCCAGGACGGTCTTGCCGCCGCTGTCCATGATCTCACCAGTATCAGGACGAACCCCGGCGTCGTACAACTTGCCGGATTGGTACATGCCCATGATGACCGCAAGCGGCCACATGGCGGCAGCGCTGCTTACGGCCGCACTGATCTGTCCACCCAGCGAAGCCGCCGTAGCAGCTGCGCCGGCCTCCGCTGCAGCGTAAGTTGCCGCCGTGGTCGTGGCGACCCCGGTGGTGAACTGCGAGCCGATAGCCGTCGCGCCTTGCGATACCGCGCCTGACAGAAGCGCGCTGGATGCACCTTGCGCGCCGATGGTGGCTGCCGTCTGAACGGCTGCCGTGCCAGTGATTGTCGAGGCGAGACTGGTGAAACCATTGGACAGCGTGCTGCTGATGCTGGAGAGCATGTTGCCGTAGTAACTGGCACCGCCCGAGAGCGCGCCACTGATACCGCCCGAGGCGTAGCCCGATGCAACCGACGAGCCGACACCGGTGATGGCGCTGTACGCCTGGTAAATGCTCTTACCCATCGAGACCAGGTTGCTGCCCATACCGGCCATGCCACCGCCACTCCCGCCCTGCTGACCGGTCGCGCTGCCCAGCAACTTGCCCCATACCGACGACAGACCCTGGCCGTTATCGGTACCGGTCAGCCAGTTGCTGATCGAGGCCAGCAACGGTTTGGTGGTGAGCATGTGAGCGATCTCGCCAAAGGCCTGTTTCGCACCCTTGACCAAGCTGTCCCACAGATTGTCTGCGCCGCTGCCGATGTTCGCCCAAGCATCAGCAAACACTGCGTCGATGCGATCAATCGCACCCTCGGTGAGCTGACCCCAGATCGTGGCCTTGCTCTGGTTTACTTCGTATTCCCGGCCGAGCTTGGCCAGGGCATCCTGATAGAGCGCGGCGTTTTCTGGATACCGCTGAATGGCTGCGTTGAGCGCATCCTGCTCCGCCGTGAAATCCTTCAGCAGCTTGATCTGAGGGTTCAGTCGATCAACGATCCCTTCGACCTTGCTCGCCTGCTCCAGCGCCTTGTTGGCGTTCAGCTGGGCCTTGGTCTGCTCAAGCAGCTGTACGTATTCTTTCGAGCCGATATCGATCTTCTTGCCCGAGAGCGCGATAGACATCGACTTCTGGATGTTGAAGGTTTCGAGGGCGTCCGCCCCCTGCAGCGTGGCTGTGGCCTGGGCAAGCGTGTTCGTCGTTTCGACGCGCATGCTGGCAATGGACTGATCGATGTCCAGACGATCCTTGGCATCGGCCTCCCGATTTACCGCTGCGGTGACTGCATCACGCGCCCCGGCGCCAGTCTTTAGCAGCTCCTCTTCGATCTTCTGCTGGATCGCCAGCTCGCGCACACTGTCTGCACCAGAGAGGTAGGCGTCGGCCATATCACTTGAAGATTTGGTCGAGATCGCGGACGTGGCGAGCAGATCCTCGAGCGCCTTTTTCTGATTCTTTAGGGCCGTCGCCGCCGCGTTGGATGCCTTGTCAACACGCTTGTTCGCTTCGGTTGTTGCGTCAAGCTGGGCGATGGCTGCGTCGGCACGCTGATTAGGTGTAGCCCTTGGCGTAACTGATGCGACAGGAGCTGTGCCACCGTTGGTTAGGAGCCCATAACCCGATAGGCTTGACTGCGGCGCTGAAGTGCCCACTGCGACACGGGTCGCCGATGCAACCGCAAAGTTAGCCGCCCGTTCAACTGCAGTGATTTGGCGGCGAGCACTGCTTTCTGCGGCGGTGGCGGTGTCTGCATACGCCTTGCTTTGCGTTACGGCGGCTTGAGTGGCTGCGTCCTCGGCAGTGTAGAGCGCCACCAGCTGAAGCTTCAGGCTTGCTTGTTGGACCTTGTCGCCTTCCTTGATCGCGTCCTGATACTTTTTCAGGGTGTCAGTTTGTTCGGCGATGAGCTTGGCTTGTGCGACCTGCTGCGCGTTCGCGCCCATTTTTGCAGCGTTGTACTCAGCTTCTGCTGCCGCGTTCGCACCAAGCAGGTCGCGAGTCTCGGTCAGCTTGGCAATGTATTTGTCCCACTCGCCAGCGCTTGCGCCGTTTGATTTGGATGCTGCTTTCTGGGCTGCAGCTAGTTTTTCGGTCTCAGTGGTTGCGGACGTGGTGACGCCATTCGACTGGGCAAGCAGATTGCCGTACTTGCCGGCCTTTTCGCCGCTGACCGAGTAGGCGGCAGCGGTCTGCTCAAGCATCGACTTGAACGACGGCATGATCTGGTTATTTTTCGAAACCCATTCAGTCACGCTATCCAGCGATCTGGTGCCAGCCTTAACCTCTGCAACCATTCTGCTGAATGCTTCGGCGCTTTCTACGCCACTCATACCGAGCGAGTTAAATGCCTGACTACCTCGCGAAGCGTATTCGGCGAGCGAGCTGGCTGCGGAATCTAGAGCGCTTTCTTGCGCCTCGACCCACTTCGAGGACTGAAAGCGCTGCTGCTCTGCCGACAGCTCTCTGAACTTCTGGATTGAATCGTCGAGGGTGCCGTTCTGATCGATCAGGGCCGAGGTGGCTTCATTCGCGCCATCGCGGAACATAAAGTAGCTTGCGGCCACAGCGCCAACAGTGAACACCAATCCGAGAGGTCCGCCAAGTAGGCCAAGTACAGCCCTTCCGGCGCCAGCAAATGTACTTGCTGCCGCTGTAGCTCGATCAGATGCGGCGACAGCTGCGTTTACTACGGCAGTGGTCTCCAATACGCCAGCCTTAGCAGCTGTTACCTTCGCATAGGCAGCCTGAACCTGGGCGGAAGTTGCAATCGTGGTCGCAGCAAGGGTTCGCTCGCTGGCCTCAACTTGTTTGTTTATAAGCACTTGAGCGCCGCGGATCTCAACCATGCGAGCTACGGTTGCAGCTCGGCCAGTTTCGGAGATTTGGGACTTCATGCGCTGCTGCTCTAGCGCAAGCTCGGAGGCTAGAGCAGTCTGAACCATCTTGATTCGGCTTACTTCTGATGCTATTACAACTCGATCAGATGCAACCTTACCTTCTGCCGCCCTCAGCTCAAGCACCATGCGCTCAACTGTGGCCTTGGCGTCTACCTGCTTTGCTTGCGCGGCCCACACATCTTGCTTTGCGCTGGCCGCGGCGGCATTCAGTGCAACACGGCTTGCGTTAGCAGCATATATCGCGGCAGCACCCTGCTGGGCATAGCCGCCTACAACTCGGCCAGCCGCAATGGTCATTGCCGCGCCTACCGCAGTAATCGTTGTAGATAGAACCTCTGACCCTTCCGTAAATTTATCGACAAGCTTCGAGGCGCCAATAATTCCGCCAGCGAATGCGGCTGTAGTGCCTGTCGCCTGGTCCATCTCACCTACAAGGCGAGTTAGCGAGTTTCCGGCTACTTGCAGGGCTCCTCCGACAGTATTCGCAATCCTGCCGAACTTCTCATCTACCGCGTCGGCCTGGTTTTGAAGCGCCTTAACGACCGCTTCAGCCGTTAACTTTCCTTCTGCGCCCAGAGAACGCAGCTGACCAATAGTGACGCCCATCCCTGCTGCAATCGCTTGGCTCAGCGCTGGAGCTTGCTCCATGACGGAGTTCAGTTCTTCGCCGCGCAGTGTTCCAGATGCGAATGCTTGGCCCAGCTGAATCAAGGCAGCATTTGCAGATGCCGCCGAAGCTCCGCTGATCGCCAGGGACTTGCTTATCGTATCGGTGATACCCGCCACGCCCTTGCCGGACAGATGTAGTGCCTTTTGGTTGGCGGCAATACGCTGATAAAGCTCTGCTGTGGCAGCAAGCGGCTGGCGTGCTGTCTGCGCGCTTTGAAATACAGCTTCCTGCGCTGCGCGCAACTCGACAGCGCTTTCTGTAACCAGGCGCATGCGGTTAGCGATGGAGCTGTATGCCTCTGTCGCCTGGTAAAGCTCTCTCACGCCAAGGGCGGGGCCTACTGCAGACACGGCTTTGCTGACGAGAGATGAGGCTCTGCCAAGAGAATCTAGCGCGGACTGAGCCTGGCCGACTTGCCTGCTATCTACCGCAATGACTAGACGAGCTGACTCGGTCATGTGTTTCTCCAGGCGAAAAAAAACCGCCTTAGCTGGGCGGTTTGCGGACGTAAAAAAGCCCGCGCTCGGCGGGCTCATTTCAGATTGTTGGTTTTCGTATCAGCTTTGGATCTTTTCCACATTTTGGGCACCATAGCCCGTACTTGGAAATAGATTCTGCGCAGTGGGGGCACTTGATCATTCGCGGGGAGCGCGATGTCGGCTCATTGGTCAGCTCTTTTTCTGTAGCCACAAGCTTTTCTGCCTGGCCCTTAGCAGCAACCTCGCCCTCTTCTCTCTCAGGGCTCTCCTTTTTGGCTTGCTCCATGTACTTTCGGTTGAACTCCTTGTTGCGCTCCCTAAGAGAATCTTCCAGCGTCTTTGGCTTTCGCACAAACAGAAGAGCAATGCCGGCCACGACAAGCAATCCCAAAGCAAATATCATCAATGTTCCATAAGCGGCAACAAGAGCAGCGACAAGAGCAATAATCGGGACTAGCAGCCAAGGCGCTAAAATCAAAGCGATCAGAATCAGCACGCACAGGATTGCTTTTTGCATCCGGTATCCCTCCCTTAAAACGGCAATCTACCACCATCGAAGGGAGCGACCAAAACCCCGCCGAGGCGAGCGGGGACGGCTACCCTTACGAACCAACACTTATCCAGCGCAGTGCTATATTTCCCGGTGGCGACTCTTCCGTGAAGGCCGGAGCTGTCACCTGAAGCCCCGGTCGCAAGCTGGGGCTTCTTTGTGGTTACGCATTTCGATGAAATCGGATGCAAAAAGCCCGGCGCAGGACTGGGCTCACCCCTCATTCATCACCCGACAGTGAATGCCGTCCATCTTCATTAACACCCGAGCCTCTTCCGGCTCGATCTGCCGATCCATCATCCGCGTCCAGGCGTCCATTTCCTGCCAGGTCAGCGGATCGCTGGTGCGCTTGAGCTCCCAGAATAGGCCGGCCAGATAACCCATGCCCTCGGGCATTGCCGGAATATCCAGCTCCCGAGGCTTGTGCTTGGTCATCTCCCAGACCCGCGTCAGGTGATCGCGGGTGGTGGCAGTCGATCCCTTGACCGGCTTGTTGAGCCTGGCTTCGCCTTCCCAGTGACTTAGGAGGCTTTCAACTCTGGAGCGAAAAAACGGGCGCGGTCGCTCGCCAGACGCTCAACATCATTCGACAGGCCAGGGTTGTTCAGCAGCAGCTCGGCGATGGCTTCTTTCGAGTACGGCACGGGCAGCGACCAATCGAACGCCAGCGCGGAGCGATAGTGCAGGTTGGCACGCTGAGCAATGGCGGTCTCTTCATCGACCGACATGCCTTCCTTGCCTTCATCGCGCAGGATGCGGGTCGCTTCCAGCAGGGCTTTACGGGCGGCAGGAGCATCAGCACCCAGCACCATCAGGTGATACTCAGTGGTGGTGCCATCGGGCAGGGTCAGCGGCAGTTTCTTGCCCTTCTCCAGCGCGCCCAGGGTGAAGAAGTCGCTCAGGGCGAATGGCTTGATGGCTTCGGCTGGTTTGGTTTTGGTGGTCATTCGGTATAGCTCCAGAAACGAGAAAGCCCGCTCAGCGGCGGGCTTGGAAGCGAGGATTCGATTACACGCCGGTGCGCGTAATCATCATGGTGGTGGCCAGCGTTGCGTCGTAGCCGGCGCTCACGGTGTACTGAGGAATGATCGCGCCAGGGCCGCTGGTTTGCTTCTGGCCCTGGGTATAGCGAACTTTTGGCAACTCCAGCGTGTAGCTGTCGGTGCCCTCGGTGAATTCGATTACGTGCGAGGTGGAGGTTTCATCGAGGACCTTGTCCCAGAGTACCGGGCCGACCAGATAGGCCGACATCGAGCCGGTAACCACCGCCACACCGTTGGAGATGTCAAAGGCTTCGCGGCTGCCCAGCGCAAACAGCGCCTCCATGCCGTTATCCAGATCAACGCTCCATTCGGTCGCGTAAGCCACCGGAACGCCACCCTCGGTCAGCGCCAGGTTGGTGGTGATCATGGTGTCGGTCGCCGTGGCCGCCACGTAAGTTGAGCCAACCGGAATGGTGTACTTCTCGGCCTTGGTG